CTTCAGATTTAGCAAGGTCTGTAGAACCAATAAACTTGTTTAAAATTGATTTAACTGTCATAGCTTTTTCTGTATCCTTTGTCTCAACAAAACCAATATTTTTCATACTGACTTCACATGATGGGCAACTTGAATCATCAACTTCTGAAAGTCTGACGATACCGTCATTCTCACACCAGTAGACATTTTCAAGATCTGCTTTTGCAATTATACCATCTATTTGTTCATCCTTATTAACTTTTTGAATAGAAACAACGTTTGCAAACTGATTTGCTGGATTGTCTACCAAAGATAGTTCGTTAAGTTCATAATCTTTAACTACTCTAATTGTCTTAGCAATATTTTCATCATAAGCATTTTCTGAATCTTTAATTATTCCACCGATTGAAAAACCTGAAAGAGTACCATCAAGTACCTTTTCCCAGGTATCTTGAGCACCCTTAGAAATGTATGCATCTACATAAACACCATTATAAAGTTTGTCTGTAGACTTATCAAAAAACTTTTCTTGTCTAAAATTAACAACTTTACCAACTGCAATAGCTTGATGCATTTCTCTTAAGTTACCACGGAATGTTTCAAAAGCCTTGATGCTAACATCAGTAGGAACAATGTCTGCTTGCTTATCAATATTATCAAGCGTAGCAAATCCAGAAACGATTCTACGCTCTACATCCACTTTGGCAATTGGCATTGATAACTTTATATCATCGTTATCTGATGTCCAATAAGCCTTGCTTAAATTAGTCATGTTATTCCTATTATATATGTATTTTTTTATATATTTATAATATTGTTATATTATACTACTGATCTTCCTTCTCCACCAGGATTTCTTCCTGTTGTGGTTGCAGTTGAATCAGATGCTTGATCAGTTCTTTGCTGATCTCTTTGTCTTGTTCCAGCCATTTGAGCATTTTGCTCTGCACGTTGCTGAGGGGTCATAACTACTGGAGTGTCTCCTTGTGGAACTACTGGGAGTCCAAGTCTTGGTCTAATATCATTTGGAACAACAACTTGTGCTCTTAGATATCTTTCATCAATTTGACTTTGAGTATTTTCATCAGTCAAAGTTAATTCATTAAACTTTAGTAAAAGAATGTCTGTTTTTTCTTTAATAAGTTTATTTATTGTTTTCTCTAAATTCTTTTGGGCTGGTCTTGCTACTTGTTCTTTAAATGTTCTATCTGAAACAAGTGCAGAGGCAATTGAGCTACCAGGATCTGATCCAACTTTTGAAATTGGAACCTGGTGTGCCATAAGAATGTCATGAACATTTGAAGTTCTATATTTATCAAAAGATCCTTCTTGAATTCCATTTTCAACTGGCTCCATTTTAAATTCAACTTTGTTATCTGGACCGTCTCCAGGAAGTGGGATGTAAAGAGTTCTATGATTCTGTCCACGAAGACCAGACTGTAGGAATCTAAACAACTTATCTTCTGCTTCTGAACTTAACTTTGCACCCTTTAGGGTAACAATGTATCTTGGCACTGCCTTGTTTTCAAAATAATCAATATTGTATCTTGCAGCAAGTTGATCTCCAACTACTGAAGTTGCAGCAGAAACAACATCTGGAACTCCATAGTATGTGTTCTTAGGACTGTACTTTTTAATATGAATAAGTTCATTTGGTCTTTGATCTGTAGTTACTGGATTTACCGTTTTCTTATCTTGAAAGTTTTTAAAGAAAACTACTCTTTGATTTACAATCTGAACATATCCATCACGCATACGTCTTACACGAACTGTTGTTGCAGGTATGTGACCAATGTATCCAATCTCTCCAGTATTCTTTCTTCCAATTTCAATATATCCATTTCCAGTTGCTTCATAGTCTGTCATTGCTTTTTCAAGAACATGGGTAAACGTATCCTCATCATTTAGTTCTTCAAGCCAGTTACTTAATTCGGACTTTGCTCTTTCAACTTTTCTTTGTGCTCTAACTCTTTGATTAACATCTTCAATCTCTTCTATTCTTGCTTTAACAATGTCAGACATTATAAAACCGTATCCAAGACCAACGGTGTTTGCAACCTTTGCATTAATTGCAGCATGGTTTGCAAAAGAATTATCAAAAAAGAATGCTAACTCATCAAGATTATAAGGTGGCAAGACAACATCAAAAAGACCATAAGCTGTGGTTACGTCTTGCTCTGGAAATAACTGCTTGGACTTTGTACCATCTTGACCAGTGTAAGCCTTGTTCATTCTTGTAATTCTGCGTTTAAAGTTTGCATCTATGCCATCAAAACTTTTTACAACATCTGCTTCTGTCATGAATTCATCTGTTTTATTTGCAGATGGCTTATTCTTGTCTAGATTATCAATTCTAGCAATAACCTCATCAGTCATTTCCATGTTTTTGTAGCCCCTTCGCAGCATCAGCAAAAGCACCAGTGTCGAATTCACTTGGGATATAGCCCTGCTTCATTCTGTCAATCTGAACAGAATGCTCTTCTTCTGTAATTCTTGTAACTCCTGGCATGAATACTGCCTTTCCTGGACCAGCTCCATAATGTGCTGCAGCCTGTGTGATTCTGTTAATAGCAGTTAAATCATATTTTCTGGCTGGAATGTTCATAAAACTTCCATTTCCATCTCCAAATACTCTGCCTGTTTCTGTTTTCCAAACATAAAGACCATATTCAGCATCGTTTTCAACGTAGCTTACTTTTGGCTTGTTTGGCAATTTTTGTAATCCATCTAGATAATCCATGACATAATTGTACCATAGCTATACAGGTTTTATCTCAAATGTGTCCCACTCTGTGTCATTTAATACATTTACACTGTCAAAACTAACACTCAGTATGCTATTATCATCTCCAATAAAAGAAGAAAGACCTGAATAAGTATTAAAAACAGAGTTTCCATCTATAGAAAGGATTTGAATAGATGTTTCTTTTTGATTTAGAGGAACTTCCCAAGTATTTGGAGCGGCTGATACTGATGCAGACCAGAATCCCCAAGACTCATTTCCATCTTCTAACTCAAGTCCATCAAATACTCCGTCAAACGTTTGGCTCCAAGAATCATAATTAAACTGGATAGTCTTTGTTGTTGATATTTCTGAAAATATTGAGACGTTATCAATTCTAACACCAGAGTATATTTCAAATTGTCCAATTTTTCCATTTAAATTAATAGATGATTCTTGAAAAGAAATTGTAATAAAATTCCAATCTAAGGGTTTTATAAAAATAGTATTAACTTCTCTTCCATTTAAAAAGAATCTTAGATATGGAACTTCTGCTTTATTGTCAGATCTTTGAACTCTAATATGTGCTCTTTTTTGGTCTAATTCTGGAATTAAAACAATATCATAAGATATTAGGTTACTAAATATTTTTCCAATAACCTTATTTTCAGAAAATTCTGAGCTTTCATTTACCATAAGAAACATTTGTACACCAACAATATTGTCAATAGGCTTTAGAGATTCATTTATTGGTATGGATAATCCTTTTACTAATTCCCCTTCAGCTTTTGGTAAGACTGATATTCCAGAATCTCCAGATAGGTATAAGTATGGAGAGCTTTCATTATTAATTGTTACAGGTATTTGTTTTTTATAAATATACTGATCTTGAGACTTTGTTACTGGATAAAATTTTCCAACTGCAGGAGTATTTATTGAGTAAAATTCAGATTCGTCAAATGTTAGAGATGATATGCTCATATCTTTAACTTTTATTTTTTCTGTATTAATACCCTTTGATGTAAGGATGATATAAGTTACAAGAGAATAATTGGCAAACCCTATTCCAGATTTTGGTGGGTAAATGATTGTGCCATCACAAATTTCAAACTTTGTTGATTCAAAATCTTCTATTGAATTAAAGTCTAAAACTCTTTCTAATCCAACATTTTCAGCATTGTTATAGTCAGAATATACTTTTGGAAGATCTACATTCTTATGCAGAGAAACATATACCTTTGACAAAAGTCCAGACTGGTAAGAAGAAGCTTCAGTACTTTCTTTTGAAAAAATGGAAGATGGAATATCTACATTAAATTGAAGAATATCTAAATCATACAAGATTCCTTCAGTTGAAGTGTTTATATATTTTCCAAAATATGAAAGAGGAACAGAGTTTTCCCAGTAACCAGAGCATCCTATGTCAAAAAATACTGTTGAGTTACTTTTTTTAGGAAGTAGAGTATACGTTCCAACATAATTGTATAAACTATTATCAAATTGTTTTAAGGCAATTCCATTAGATAAATTACTTGGTCCAAAAATTAAAGAGTTATCTTTTTCTGTAAAGAAATCATTATTAAATGTTAAAGAAAATATTTTTCCTAAAAATTTATTAGTTTCGTGACACGCTAATTCTAAAGACAATGTTTCTGGATTAGAAAAAAATGTTCCAAGGATAGAGCTATAGTTTTCAGATATTTTATCAAAATCTAATCCAGCTGCAAAGTGTTGATTTATTGAAACTGATGCTGAACTTATAATATTATTATTAAATATATATTGTAAGCTTCCTGAATTTATTAATACCTGAAAATAATCAGTATTTGATGAGTTATAAATATACAACAAAGACTGCTCTGTTTCAATATCTGAAGATGTTGAAAAAATTGAATGAATTGACTTTGTTTCATACGTTGACTGATTTAATGTAGAAAAATTAATTACTGGATAAACGCTTTCATAAGAGTTATTTGGGTTAATGGAAATAAATGGATAAAGTTCATTTTGTATTGCATAATTATCTTTTTCTAATAATTCTTTTTTTTCATTTTGAACAGTTTCACTAAAAACTATATTATTTGAACTTGTAAAAATTATTTCAGGAAGGTTGTAGGATGGTAAAGAAATTCCTTCTAAATTTGCAACAATGTTATTATAGTATCCATCTGTCCAGGATGTCCTATCTGGATATTTAATTGTGGAGCCATATCCTGAATATGGGAAGTCAACATAAGATAGCTGTCCTCCATATGGGACTACTATGTTTTCTTGCTCTTGAACTCCTTGACCAAACACATATCTTTTCTTTGCAACCTGTTCTGAAATTGTATATGGAAAAATAGAAAAACAATCCATTTCAAATAAAGATATTTTTTCATTTCCATAAAAACCTAAGTAGTCTTCTGAGGAGCTTGGTAAGGTATCAATTTTACTAAAATCAACATTCATTGATATAACTTTTTCTCCATTAATCATTACAAAAAATTCTGTTTCACTTTGAGATATATG